GGGTGCTCTTTTGTAAATGTAAATCCAATGATATCGTATCTGAAGTTATCTCTAGTCATTCTAACTAGAACCGTATCTTCTGGCTGAGCATCTAGATTAAATCTAGGCAGAATCTCTTCTGCGTCTTCGTTAAATTCATCTGTTGCGTCTTCGATATCTTTAATAGTTTTTTGATAAACAGACCAGGTGACTCCCTCTTCCGCAAGGGCGGCTACGATATCTGTCTTACTCTTAATACCATCAGTATCAACTGCAAAGTCCTCTGCAATTTTTCTGAGTTCTGCGACCTTCAATGTCTCAAATGACATATATTCTCCTTTGTTAGGTTCTTCAATTATAGCATTGATAAATTAAAATGAAAAGCCCCTAAAATTAATTAGGGGCCTTTCCAGCAAGTTATTTCTTAAATTAAGAAGCAACCTTAACGTCTTTAACGACTACCCATGCGTCTGCCTGCTCAATTTGGGTACCCACGCGAGTATACATTGTATATTCGATTGAGTCCTTCTTTGGCCAGAAGAAGCGGTAAACAGTTACATCGCGCTTGATACCAATAACAACGTTATTTGGGAATGTCAAGTGGACGTCTCCGTGCTCTCCTGTTGGTGTTGCATATGATCCTACTTGAGTTTCCTTAAGTAGTGGAACTTCAACAATTGGAATACCAAATGCGAATGGTGCAACATATCCTGCTGGACCACCTAGAGCACCTTCGTTTCCACGGATAATGCTTGAAGCAATATCTTGTGGGTTAACGTTTTGGATGTTCTGTGAGTTTGAATACAAGTAATCTTGTATAAGGTTTGAGCCTGCAAGGAAGCGTAGGTCTGGACGACGTTGCTTGTACTTACGTGGCATTGCCTTTAGAGCCTTGTTGAAGATGTCACGAGACACTGCTGCGCCCGCTCCAGCTACTACACGACCATTTGTCTTTGCAATCTTGACAATACCGTCGAATGCCTTATAAAGGTTATCTCCAGTTAGAGCTGTGTTACCGTTAAGGACTACGTCCTCAAGGTCGTTACCAGCTTGTGTTGCCATGAGTCTTGCAATGTGATCTTCTAGATCTGCACCTTCAATGTTGTCTTCTAGAGACTCAGTTGAAAGCTCCCAATCTAGGCGAAGTTTCTTTGTTGTGAGAGAAATCTTTGAGAACTGTACGGCTGCATTTGAGCCAGTGTTCTCTGCTTCAGATGCAAGCTTCATAAGCTTTTCTCCGACGCCGATACGATCAATCTCTGTAGTGTCAGCTCTCATTCGAACTGTACGTGCTACCTTACCGATTACTGTTGCATCGAACATGTAATCAAGGAATCTTGCGGATTGCTCAGGATTGAGCAAGCCTCCCTTACCCTCGGAACCTACGTGAATTCCGTCGGTAGGGTTTGCTGAGCCAGTCATTCCACCTGTTAGTGTTGTGCCTACTTCAGCTGCTTTTGCTAATAGTTCATTACTCATTAGTTTTTCACCTTACCCTTTATTTTGTTAATTCGCTAACGGAACCGAGGAAAGTGCCGTTCCATTTTGATTTTTTGATTGTTACTCCTGTTGACCCGCCAAGGTCAGAGGACTTCTTGATTGCAGTGTCTGATTCTACTGCGTCTACTCTTTTTTCAACTGTGTCCATTATAGACTTAATTGAATCAACTGCTGTTGAGAGTTCTGTGTGCTTTTCTGCTAATTCTGAAATTCTCAAATCGACATTCTTGCTGAAAGCTTCGACTGTCTCCTTGATTGTTGAAACCTGAGCAGCGTTTGCCTCAGAGGCCTTTTCCAAAGTCTCTGAGAAGAAACCCTTAAGGTCGCCTAGCATCTTAACAAAATCAGGTGACTCCTGAACTGTTAGTTCTGCTGATTTTTCCAGAACTTCGGCAGAAGTTACTTCAGCTACAACTTCAGCAGAATCTTGTTCTACTGGGGCAACTTCTTCAATAATTTCTGCAGGTGTTTCTACAACTGCTTCTTCTACTACTGGAGTTGCTTGGTTTATATTAAGCTTTTCCACTTCATTTCCTCCTTCTGCAATTGCCGTATTTATATTTTGTGTTTCAGGCAATGTTTGCAATCTTGATCTACGTGAATCAAGAATCTTTTCTATTTCTTTTCCTTTGTTTACGTCGTTTGACTCTACCCATCCAATGAGCTCTGTCTTTTTTCCAGTAACTGGAGACAGGTATTCTGACTCTGTTGACATAAATACAGAATCGCTGTCTGCACAATAAAAAATATTTTCCATTTTAACATCTGCTGCGATGCCTTT